CCACCACCACCTCCTCCACCAGAGATAGACCGCAGAAGTGCGCAGCTGGAGGCTGAGGAACGCAGTGAAAGAAAAAGATTACGAGCAAGAAGAAAAGCAAGGACGCAATCTGCAAGAGCATTGATGACTCAAGTAAGAGTATCTCCTGTTGCTGGTGAAGGACAAATGGCACAAGGCACTACGCTTGGTCCAGATGCTAGAAATCCAAGGTCATAATGTGCCAAAACGAGAATATATTAGAAACCCAAGATTAAAACCTATAAAACAGGAGAATCAAAACAATGTATCACACCAGCAAAAAAAAAAAGAAAAACCTAAAAAAAGCAATGGCTAAAAAATATGGCAAAAAAAAAGAATAGGTTAGATGAATGGTTGCAAAAAAGTTTCAAAACCCTAAAGGCGGTCTTAACGAGGCTGGAAGAAAACATTTTAAAAAAACTGAAGGGGCGAATCTCAAGCAACCAATTAAGAGTGGCACTAACCCTCGCAGGATTAGTTTTGCTGCTCGTATGGCTGGTGTAAAAGGCCCTATGAAAGATGAAAAAGGCCGGCCTACTAGAAAGGCTTTAGCCCTAAAAGCCTGGGGTTTTGGTAGTGTATCAGCTGCAAAATCATTTGTAGCAAAACATAGAAAGACATAATGGCATTAGGGGTTAAAGAATTAAAAAAAAGATATAAGGTGTGTGAAACACGCAAGGAGATGTGGCGTTCAATTTATGAAGAGGCCTACGAATATTGTTTGCCTATGCGTAATTTGTATGATGGTTATGCAGAACAGGACACTCCTGGTCAAAACAAAATGAAAAGAGTGTTTGATAGCACAGCCATTCATTCAACATCAAGATTTGCAAATAGAATACAATCAGCTTTATTTCCTCCCCAACAACAATGGTGTAGACTAAGACCTGGACCAGATGTACCAGCTGAAAGAAAAATAGAGGCACAACAAATATTAGACCAGTACACAACAAAAATGTTTAGTGTTATGCGTCAATCTGGTTTTGATTTAGCTATTGGAGAATTTTTGCTAGACCTTGCGGTAGGAACTGCGTGTATGCTCATACAAAAAGGAGATGAGTTGCAACCAATTAGATTTACAGCAATACCAATGTATCAAGTAACTTTTGATGAAGGTCCTATGGGAAAACCAAACTTTGTATATCGTAGGTTTAAAAAACCTTTTGAGGCAATTCAAAAAGAGTTTCCAGAGGTAGATATGCCAGATGAACTTATTGAAAAATATAAAGAAAGACCAATGGAAAAAGTTGAATTACTAGAGGCAACATATCCTAATGAAGATGGTGAATATGATTATTGTCTTATGACTATGGAAGGTGATTATAAAATACTACATAAAGTTTTAAAATCTTTTCCTTGGGTCATATCAAGATACATGGTAGCACCAGGAGAAATATACGGAAGAGGTGTTTGTCTATATGCACTACCAGATATTAAGACTCTAAATAAAGTTGTTGAGTTAAATTTAAAAAATGCCAGTCTCAGTATTGGTGGTGTATTTACTGCAGTAGATGATGGTGTTATCAATCCGCAGTCTATACAAATAGTGCCTGGTGCAATCATTGGTGTATCAAGTAACGGAGGTCCAAGAGGACCAAGCCTTGCCCCATTACCTAGAAGTGGAGATGCGCAGCTATCTTCTTTGATTACAAATGATTTGCGAATGAATATTAAAAAAACATTACTAGATGAGAGTTTGCCACCGGACAATATGTCAGCTAGGTCTGCAACGGAGATTGTTGAAAGAATGAAAGAACTAAGTCAAAATCTTGGTTCAGCATTTGGCAGATTGATAAATGAAACTATGACGCCAATAATTACAAGAACACTTGAACTTATGGACCAAGAGGGTTTAATTGAATTACCCCTAAAAGTAAACGGATTAGAGATAGCTATTGAACCACAATCTCCACTAGCTATGGCTCAGAATATGGAAAAGGTAGGTAACATATTACAGTTCCTACAAATATCTCAAGCATTAGGAGGTGCAGGTAATGCACTTGTAAATCCAGAGGCAGTCGGTGATTATCTTCTTGATAATCTTGGTATTGATGCAAACCTTAGAACTACACCAGAACAACGAGCAGCGATTGTGCAACAGGCACAACAGCTTTTGGCACAACAACAAAACATGCAACAACCTGGACAAGAAGTGAATAGCCCAGGTGTTAATGCGTCAGCTGATGTGCGCCAGGCTGTAGCTGAAGGTGCAGGCGGTCCACCAGAGGGAGTAAACCCAGATGAGGAAATGGCCACTCCAAATAGGCCGCCAGAGTAAAGTATTATGAAAAAAAGAAAAAAATTAACAGCTAGACAGATGCTCACATTAGAAAAACACTCAGAACACCATACAAAAAAACACATGGATTTTATGAAAAAAGAAATGCTTAATGGTAGTACCTTTACAGCTGCACACAAAAAAGCACAAAAAGAAGTAGGTAAGTAAATATGAAAAATAATGCTGAAAAGATTAGAGATATAAATTCTGTGGGTTGGGACGGCCTTGATGCTAATGTTTCACACTTGCGTATTAAAGATACTGATGTACAAAGAGAATTAGATATTTCATATAGAAAATGTTTTCAAACCGCAGAAGGCAAAAAAGTTTTGGACCATCTTAAAGCAATAACAATTCAACAACCTTGCTGGGTCCCTGGTGCAGACACTAGCTATGGTTTTGCAAGAGAAGGACAAAACTCAATAATAAGAGAAATTGAACAACGAATAAGGAGAGCCAATGAACCAAGCTAATGAAAATGTTGCTGTGCAAGAAACAGAAGAAGAAAAGGTAGAACAACAACCAGAGCAAAAAACTATGGTGGAAGAGTTTAGGCAAAATAATCCCAAAGAAAATGAAGAGGAAACAAATGAGCCTTTGTCCCATGTGGAACAAGAGACA